TGCCGTCGAGAAGAAACACAGTGGTTCAGGCGTCTAGTAGTTGACACCGCTGGAAGGCTTCTGTCACTCTAGCCTCCCACGCAATCACGGCACCATGACCGACGAAGAGATCCAAGAAATTATGTATATGCACGCAAACTGCTTCACCAATTACATCTGCTTCAGTGATCAAGGCGTTCTCGACTTTGCTCGTGCCGTGCTGGACCAGGCTGGCTACAAAGCGCCAGAGCCGCAGCCAGAGCCTATCGGTGCCAGCTACGCCGACGCTATGTGGCGCTTTTCAGAGAGTGTGGACAAGCTGCAGGGGAAGTTGGAATGACTACTGGGCTTCAAGCTCGGCGGCGATGGCATCAAACTGGTCTTTGGCCCAGGTCATCAGCACATACGGTTCGCCTCCTTTTGAAGCTAATGTCTGCAGACGTTGCCTGGTGAAAACCTGATCCGCAGCAGCTCGCAAGGCGGCGGGGAGAGCGCCGTGCATCAGCATTTCGGCTATGTGATCGCCGTGTAACGGATACTTGCTAAACGCATCTAACACCGCCTGAGCGGCGGGAGAAAGGTCAGTCATCGAGCTGCTCCAGGGCGCGGAGAAGGATGTTGTAATGGGCTGAGTCCAGTTCAGCGTCATCCAATACTGCCAGCGCCTGCTCTTTTAGGCTCAGCGGTTTAGGGCGGCGGGTTTTGCGCAGGTCACGAGCCAGACTTTCGCCTTCGTGGAACTTAACGAATGCCACGCACGCCTCCAGCTCCTGGTCGGCGCCCCATTGAGCAATAGAGGCAAAGACATCCGCGATGCCATGAGGCTCGACAAGCGAAGCCCATGCTAGTACCAGCTCTTCTGGTGGGGTGATCGGGTGCTTGTAATCTTGGGTCATCGTCGATCCTCCAATCGGCGGTCACGGGGCAGGGTGTTAGCGCACCGCTGCTCCACCACATTACTACGGTGTCAAGCCGCCACACAGGTCTTGTTCTCTAGTGGGGTCAGCGGGCGCGGGCGTAGTTAAAGGGTGACTCGGCGAAGGCGGCGTAGATGTAGGTTTGACCACTGCCATTGCGAACTGCGTTTGTATTTCTCAGTTTGAATCCATTGCTTGTGAAATCCATAAGGGTAAGGCCGGGGTTGTCTGAGCCAGAACTCTCGGCAAGGAGAACATTGCTGACAACGTTATAAGTATCCCTCGCTGAGTCACAAATACCCCATTCACCTGTTGTGCTACTGGCCTTGATTAACACCCATCTTGGCCTGAATCCGGTATAAATAAACGGCCCATCCGTGCTGCCGTTGCCGGTGTAGCTGCCAAAACTAGAGTACCCGACTACTGGGGCGAAGCAGTAGGCGACTTGGGTTGCGCCGCTCTGGTTAGTAGAGTTTTGCGTTCCAACGGAAAAGACTGTTGACGTAGGGGCCGTCGAGTTCCAGCTCTGCGGTTCGTTTAACTGGGCGCCAGTTGTAAACTCCAGATTATATGCAGCACTTGTTAGTCCCGAGTGATAAATCTTCCATGAGTTCCCCGCGCTTCTAGTTTTTACGATAATCATCTGTGGCGCAACGCCTAACCCGTGCCCAACCGTGGCATTAGCGCCGGTTCCGGTATAAGTAACAATCGAGAACCCCGCCGTCGCGTTGGCCCTGACACCTGTCGGCGTGATCGTGCCTGCTGTGTTGTTGGTGTCGGTGGAGCTTCCGGCGTCCCAGCACCAGGCGACGTATGTGGCGGCGTTGTTGTTGTACTTGGTGTCGGTACCCAGCGAAAAGCCATCACTGTTGAACGCGGTCAGACCACCCGTGTCAGTGGCTTCTGCTGCCGTCAAATTGCTGCTCAAGCTCTTGGTAGTGCCACGCACGCTGTCGGTCAGTTCGTGATCAGTGGCTGCCGAGCGCGACTTGATCCACACCAGATCAGGATTGAAACCTAGGCCGGTGATGCTGCGGGCCGAACCATTGCCGGTGTACAACGCCACATCCATCACCGTATTAGGCTTTGTGACTAGTGGCGCGGGCAGGTTTGCCGTGCAGAGCGCCTTGAAGCCGCTGGGGGCCGTGTAGGCGAAGGGGCGGGCACCTGCGTTAAAGACCGCACTTGTGCTGCCACCATTTCCTGTGGCGAACGTATACGGCCCGTTTGTTAGACCCGAATACGCCTGCCCTTGACTCGCGCCGTTTTTGTAAAAAGTAAGCGTTCCAGCGTCGGCATCAAAAGCAACACCAATAACATCGTTTGTAGTGTATGAGGCGCCGTAAGATGTTGCGCTGTTATTTGTGTACTTGTTCCCGTTGTCTGCGTAGTAACCCCAGCTATCAGCGTTGCCACCGATAAAAGTTGTTGCAACCGTGCCCGCGGCTCGCTGTAAGCCGAACATATTAGAGGCGCTAGTGGCCGTAAATTCGCAGTACCATTTGCCACTGCTAATAGCGATAGTGCTCTGAGCGATGACCGACCCAGTGCTAGTGGCGGTCCAGTCGAGGTTTCCGTTGCTCAACGTGCAGTTGGCTTGCTTGCTGAGGGGATTGAGCGTCGCATAATTCCCCCTAACCTCACCCCCCACGCCCGTATCCGTCTGCGCCCCATTAGTGGGAACGTCTACGAGGGAGTCGTTGCCTGCACCAGCGGTGACCGACAGGTTGTTCGGCGTCCAGTTATTCCCGTTGCCACTAGTGTCCTTCCCTAATGTGGTCGCGGTGTTGCTGCTGTTGTCCGCGAACTCCAGATGCCAACCTTGCGAGCCGTATGATCCCGAGAACGCCTTGGGGATGAGCTGGCCGGTGGTGGCGTCGGTTTCGGTGAAGCTGCTGGGGGTCAGCGCTTGGCCGTCGATGAAGTAGATGTCGGCTAGGTAGCCGTTGAAGTAGTCTCCAGAGTCAATGTTGCTACGCCCTATGGCGTGTACGGCTGCTGCGTTTACGCCAAGATCATCATTCTGCGCCGGATTAGAGGTACTTGAAAAAGCGGTTACCTGCGCACCGTTTATATATACTTTAATTCTGTCGTTGGCTGTTGCCTGAGTCGTATCAACAGTAACAACTAGATGCCCCCACGCAGAAACGTCTCTAAAGACCTGTGAAGTAATACGGTCTGCATTTTGCCCACGTGTGATAAGAAGAGTGTTATCCGAACTAAATCGAATAAGGAAACGAGCTGATGCTGTATCAGAAGCCCCAGCCTCAAGTAGATATCCATTTGCGCCCAACGCACTCCGCTTCACCCACCCCGCCCAGGTCCAGGTCTTGCGGTTACCGGCTGATGCGGGGGTGCGGGACAAGTAGGCACTGTCACTACTATTGAAACGCAGCGAACGTGAGATACCCCCTGCAGCAGCAGCGACAGTACGAAGCAGGAGCGGGTTAGCGGAACCGGGGACCAGCATCAGCTCAGGTTGGTGATCAGGGTGGCGGTGATACGGGTGCTGCTCTGCACGGCATACACCAGGCAGTCAACAGCAGCAGCAGTAGTAGTCAACGTCGGCGCAGTGCCACCTGTGAAATCCCACTGACTGCCATACGCCAAGGTCCTGCTGCCGGTGCCATCCTGCGTGATCCAGATCGCGCCGCTTTGCCCTGCTGTCAGATTGCTGGGGTTGGCCAGGGTCCTGTTGCCGCCCAGCGTGACTGAAAAATTATTCGCCAGTGCAAAGTCTGCCGTGATCGTTGCGCCATCAGTCAGCGCTGAAATGGTGCCCCTCTGAGCAGCGGTGAACGTCTGCGCTGTGGCCAGTGCTGCAAAGCTCGCCCAGGACAGCACGCCGCTGCCGTTGGTGCTCAGTGCCTGTGAACTGCTGCCGTCCGTAGCGGGCAGGGTCCACGTAACATTGCTGCTAACAGTGGCAGGTGCCTGCAGCGCGACCCAGTTGCTGCTATCAGAGTCCGCAAACCGCAGGTCAGACTGAGCGTTGAGCGTGATGTCGCCCGTAAAGGTTGCACCCGATAGAGCAGCCAGACCAAGGTTGGCGACGGTCACATCACCGATCGTGATCCATGCGCTGTTTGCACCGTTGCGCAGCTTCAGCAGTGGGTTCGGGCTGGCGCCTGTATCAATCCAAAGCTGGTACGCGTAGGTGGTGGTCGGTGCTGCAGAGCCAGAGTTTTGACTGACGACCGCTGCAAGGATCGTGTTCAGCTCAGCGCGGAAGTTGGCGCCTGACTGGTTTGCAATGTTGTAGTCAGTTGCCTGTGCCATTAGGTGATCTGCCTGCCGTGACCGACGGCCTGGTAGTCAAAGGTCTTGCTCACCATGCTACCGCCACTATTGCGGAAGGTCACTGTAAAGCCAGTTCTGCTGATACTGCCGACCGTGAAATAGTCACCCGTCGCCATGTCCTGCGCGGTGATGCCCACGCTTGGTGTGCCGTAGAACGCTGTCGGGAATGTGACCGCATACGCTCCGGCGCCGCTGCTCAAGTTGCGCTGCTGCTCTGTGCGCCGCTCAAATTGCGTGATCACGCCCAGCTCCTCGATCACCACGTTCTGCGCCGCGTTGGTGGTGGTGGCCACAACCTTGAACTGGAACCCGCGCCCACGGTGGGTGTTGTTCACAAACGGCTGCCAGCTTGCCCAGGTCGGGGTGCCAGACGGGTTGTCGCCAGTGGTCCTGACAAACAGTTGGCAGTTGGCCGCGCCAAGGTCATCACCGTCGATGTCATCCCACAGATCAATCAGGTCAAGGCGTTCGTCCCATGTGTTGCCCGGCTCGTAGGCGCGTGTCTTGAGGATCTGCTGCAGGCCAAGGTCGTAGGTGGCGCCAAGGTCCAGCGTTTCGTAAAACTGGTAGCTGCCCTCACTGGCTGAACCGCCGATGTAGTCGATCAGGCCCAGGCCGTCCCAGTTGTTGTCGGTGGCCATGTCATCGACCAGCTCATCCGCCGCCAGCACCAGGCCCACCTCGGCCTCGTTGTAGTACAGGTTTGTGCCGGTGCCATTGAACGGCGGGCTGTTGTCTTCCTCTCTGTATTCCTGTACCAGCAGCAGGTCCTGAGGAGCTGGCAGGTCAACCACGACTGTGGCCACGCCTGATGATTCATTGCCGAGCGAGTCAAAAGCGCGGATGAAGTAGGTGCCCTCAAGCAGTGGCACGATCTTGCGTGTGCTGCTGCCTGCAACGGCTGGCACGATGTCGTTCGCTTTGCCCCATGTCGCCGTGACATCCGTGATAGGCGTGTGCCTGATGCGGATCTTGCCGCCGATCTTCACGTCCAGGTCAACCGCCTGCGGCCAGTACAGCTCAGCCGTGTGCTCGTCGATCGGGGCGATGAACAGGTCAGGGATCGTGGCAGGTGGTGCGGTCTTACCGATCGCGTCGAAGGTCTTGACGGCGGGTGTCGAGCGCTTGCTGTTGATCGCGCCCAGTGCTGTCACCTCGATCTCGTAGCGGCCAACGTCGCTGTTGGCAATCTCAAAGTCAACCGAGCGGGTCGTGTTCGCCACCCAGTTGCCGTTGTTGTAGCGGTAGCGCACCTCATAGCTGAGAGCACGAGCAGCCGCACGCCAGCCGATGATCAGCTTCGACAGCACCTGCCCGTTGCTTTCGTACAGCACCTCATTGACGCCTAGGTTGGTTGGCGTTTCGGGCGGTTCGTTCAGGTCTGATACGTCGCGCTGGCTTAGGGGGATGTCCCGCTCGATGTAGTCATACTTGCTTGGGTTATGGGCAACAGCCGTGACAGCAAAGGCGTCACCTTCCTCCTTGATCGTCAACACCCGCCACGTTGACATCTGAACGGCGGAATCGCCAATGGTCCACGGCGCACCAGCAACAGGCGCTGCAGTCAAGACCGTGCCAGTGCTGACTGAGTTGCCAACCAGATTCGATCCGGCAACCACTGCCAAGGTGCCATCTGGCAACAGCACGTTGAACGTGAAGTCATTCGGCGGGCCGCTGGGGAACAGTGCAACGTCATCGCGGTCGAGCTTGACCACCGTCGTTGTTGAACCACTTGTGCAGCGGCCGGAGCGCACCACACCAGCACGCACAGGGTCGCCAATCTTGATCAGGTCACCAGGCCGGACCGTGATACCTGCGGCGATGTCCGTCTTAAAGCTGACGACCTCAGTCTCGTTCTGTTCGGTATACAGCAGCCACTCGCCAACGCGGCGGGCTTGGTTCTGGCTGGTGCAGGCGAACGCTGAAATCTCCGTTTTGACGACACCGAACTTGTTGATTCCCTCTTTGTCTTCGACCACCTCATAGGCAAGGTCGCGCAGGTTCATGTCGAAATATTGCACAACAGCGACGGTGTGCCGTGTCTTTAGGCTGCTGCCGCTATAGCTGAATCCTTCCTCGGTGACATTGGTCTGGTTGAAGATGTAGCTGTAGTCCTGCGGCCGGTCCTGCGCGATCTCAAGCGTGCCATTAGCCCAGAACGGCATGGCGCGAAATACTGAGCACAGATCGCTGATCAGCTTGAACGCTTCCTGCTGCGTCTGAATGACGACGTTGCACGAGAAGCGCGGCTCCTGGCCTGTCTTCCCATCAGAGACCACCTCGGTGCAGTATTGACTAGCGGCAAGGAAGCTCCACTTGTCAAGTTGTGCCGCGTCGATGTGATCACCAAACCCGTACCGCTTGCTGGTCAGCAGGTCCCACAGGATCCACGCAGGGTCTGTTGTCCACTGTGCTGCGCCAAAGTTGCCCGACCATGTGCCCGCATAGATCAGACGGCCGTTGGTCTGGTTGACGGTGGCATTGCTAGGGATGCGCACCTTGAGGCCACGCAGGCGATACGAGCGCGAGGGGATGCTGTTGAACTGTTCAGCGCTGAGCTTGACGGCGAACAGTGCGCTGTTGGGGTAGGTGGTCTTGGCGTTGATCTTTTCGGTGTAGTCGTACCAATAAAAGTCGCTGTTCTCTGTCTGCTCACCTGATGGTGCAGCATCTGCATTGACACGCACGACGCGGATGTCAACCGGCGGGGCTGCGGTCAGGTCAATGCGATGAATGCGTTGATACAGATCAGCCGTGCGGCCCTTGATCTCACTTTCAACAACAGTTGAGAATGGCCCACCGCTGTATGACGTTTGAATCCTGTATTGAATGACAGCGCCCTCAACATCGCCGTTGTTCTTGAAGATTTGAAGTGCAGGCGTGCCGATCGTGACGCGAACAGCGTTGACATCAGGGTCAGTGATCGACCGCGTAACAGGAGAGTTATAGGTGACCTTGGTGTTGACGACTGTGGTGCTTTGGTTGGCGTCGCCTACGTTCTGCGTATAGGTCTGATTCTGCGTGCCAGTGCGAAACTCAAAGACGCCGCCAGTTGTGTCGAAGTTGTAATCAGAAGCCTGAACGGCGGACGGGTTGGCAGTCGAGCGAAGGATCGGCGTGTTGTTGAGATAGACATCTTTCAGCATCGCAATGTTGTATTCCGTCGTGCCCAGCGTGTAACCACGAGCAGATGGGAATCCCTCGATCTCACCCTCACAAAGAAGGTCAATAATCCGCGCTACCTGACGTGAATCAAGATTGTCTTTTGTGACGTTTGCACTACCGCCGCCACCGCCACCGCCACCGCCTTTGCCACCGCCACCACCGCCGCCGCCAGCACCAGCGATCAAACGCTTCGTCATGACGCAACCTCTTCAGTATTGATGCCAGCCGAAACGACAATACTTCCAGTAAACACTTCGCCGTAAATGATTGGCACAGGCACGCCCTGACGCGAGACGTTCTGAATGCCGCTGAAGCTGTACGACTTACGCGGGTCGTTGTCACCATCCATGCCTTGTTTAATTGTCGGCGTAGGGGTCAACATTTGCGACAGTCCGCCCAGCACAAGCGCCCCACCCAATAGACCAATCTGCGTCACGGTTGCACCAGCAAGGCCCAGACCAAGGCCAGGAATAAAGATTGCAGCAGCAATCAGCGCTATACCCGCAAGGACCTGCCCAACGCCCTCGGCGCCAGCGATCACCGGGACAATCCTGATCGGCTCTTGGCTGGCAACAGGAAAGTGCAAATGCTCTGGATGGTCAACTAGGTCAAGCTGATTTCTGCCCACGGTGACCTTGTAGTCGCCCTCTGACAGCACACCACGCAGGTCAGGGAAGTTGGCAAGTAGGAACCGGATCGCCTCGGCCGGGGTCTTCACAGCAGCCTTGAAGCTGCGCTGCCCTAGATGCTTTGCCAGCTTGCCGTAAACCTTGATGACGCGGAACATCTCAACACCTGCTCCTGTGCCTGACGATCAAGCCTGTGCTCTTCTGATAGTAGCCACCCCAGATGTCACGGCTACTGAGCCGCCCACGCAAATGATGCAGGATGCGCTGCTCTCCCACATACACGGCCACATGGTTCAAGCCGGGTGACCCATCAAGTTGCATCAGGATCGCGTCGCCATGCTCAGGCTCATTGATGCCATGGTCTTCAAAGCCTGCCTCAGCAAAGCACCGCTCAAACATCGGGGCATTATGAAACTCAAGCAGTGATGCAGGCCGCTCCCAGTCGGGCAGGTCAAGCGCCATCTCCTCCTTGTACCAGTCCCGCACCAGCGTCCAGCAATCGCTCACGCCCCACACCCACTCCCGCCCGATCAGCGGCGCCTGGTAACCCTCTGGCTCGATCTTGCACCACATCTCAGTGCCAGGGTTGCAGATGTGCCAGACCAGCCCAGACTTTTCGCAGGCCATACGATCGGCTTGGCTTGGCTGCGCAGGTGTCTGCGGGTGGCTATGAAACACGGCGATCACCTCGCCAGCATCCTCTGCAGCGGCGTAATCGTCAGGGTCAAGGATGAAGAAGTCCTTAGCGGGTGCCAGGTTCTTGCATGGCCAATACTGTTCGCGGCCTTTGATGACGACGACCAACCCGCACGCCTCGCGTGGTGCATCCTTGAGCGCATGTTCCAGCGCGTAATGTTTCCAGTGTGTCATCCGTAGAAGGTACCAGCACTTGGGAATGATCCAAAGGGTAAGTCGTTGAACTCACCAAAGCGTTTCCTGCATGAACTGATCCGCTTGCCACATACATCACGCAACGGGTCAACGGTGCCGGTCTGCACCAGAGGTTCGACAGCGCTGGCGTAGCTGGATGTCCAGAGCGGTGTATTGGCGCCTGTGTACACAATGAGCTGACCGGTCGTCGTGATGCTGAGTCTGTTGTTGCTGTTGCCGCTGACGCCTGTGATCTCATACTGCGGACCTGCCTCCGTCATGGTGCCCAGCGTTGGGTGATTGTTTCTAAACGGGTTGTTGCTGCTCAGAGTCTTGGGCAGGTTGATCACCTCTCCCTGGTAGTAGCTGCCTGTTGAACTGCTGATTGACTGACTGCTGATGATGTTCCAAGCGAACGACTCACCTGTGTAGTGATCGACAGGCAGCGCAGCAGACGTGAAGGTGAACTGAACCGTAATCGTGCGACCGCTGACCGTGAACGTTTCCGTCTGCGTGTTAGTCAATCCCGCACTAGCAGGTGATGATCCAACGCACTCCCAACCAAAGCCACCAGAGCGGCCATTCAACACGTTGGTTGGATACCAGCCAAGGAATGCCAAACCCGTTGGTGATGCGGTGCCTACTGTGTTGCTGGCCCAGACCGCGCTGCTGCCATTGGCGATAACTAGGTTGCCATCAGCCTGCATTGTGATCCGCCAAGTGCCGTCACCACGGTTTGTTCCAGTCGCCCAGACAGGCACGTTCGCCTTGTTGTAGACCACGAAGTTGCCATCAGCCTGCATGAGCGCCCGATACCAACCATTTGACGAAACAATCGCGTCGCCTTCATTCAGCGTCTCGTTGACGTTGAGCTGAGCGCCAAATGCGGTTGAGTTGAAGTTGGTTGCAGGTGTGGCCCCCAAGGCATTGTCATACTCATCAAAGTAGTTGCTGCCTGTGTAGCCACACTCGGCGCTGCGATATTTCCACTGACAGATGTTCGCGATCACCTGCCGTTTTGGTGCACGCACGCCAGCCAGGTCGAACACAGCCGCCAACTCAAACTCAACAACGTCCCTGTTCTCAACTGACTTGCGGTCGATGTAGTAGATCTCACGTGGCATCTCCTCGTCAGCCGGTACGCCATAAGGGTTGACGCCATCAGTGAAATTGACAGGGTCGAGGAACCTGCTCAACGTGCGAATCCTGATGACTTTCGCGCCTGTCAGGTCATTGCCAATCGTGAAACTATTGACACTCAATAACAGCGCCGAGATGTTGCCGAGCAGGTTCGAGACGCGCACTTTCGGCCGTGGGAGCTGGCCAGTGCCGTTATACTCAAAGCCCTCGACCTCAATCGGCAGTGCTTGGTATGGCTTGCTCTTCCAGATGATGTTTCCTGATGGGGTCTTTTGATTCGCACCAGGGTGGAAGTAAACGATCTCAGTCGTGCCGTGCAGCGAAGCGTCAAGGTGCAACTCGAACAGCTCGATGATCGCGTAGGGGTTGGAGCTGAGCAGCTCCTGAAACATCTCGCTCATGGTTCAAACACCTGCACAAAGGTCGCGGTGATTGTGTTGTTGTTGTAATTCACCATTTCCATTGCCCATTCGCTGCAGATGTATTTACCCGCCGTACCACGAGGGGGTGTCCAATCAAAACTTTCAACACCTGCACGCGCTTCAAGGAATGACAAGATATTGTCGCGCTCAGTATCTGTGCGATTGGTAAAAGATAGTTGCCATGATTTTGCATCAACATTCAATCCGTAACGCAAACGCTGCTCGTAGCCATCGCCAAATTGAACACGCCTGACACGCGGCTGGCTCTGCTCAGTAGCGCTGAAGCTGGGGACGTAGGTGAATGTGGCCATTACGCTAACAAGCCTCCAGGACGCTTCTGACGAATCAATTCTGCCTGCACAGCACCGGCAACAGCACGACCTAGAGCAGCGCTTTCCCCTTGTTCACCTTGCACGTTACTGCCCCTTGCGTCAACGTTCACGACAACATTGGTGCTGCCACCATTCTTCATCGTCACAGGGATTGTACGGCCATCAGGGAGGGGCACATACGCTTCTGGCTGGCTGCCTTCACCAAACATGGCAAGCTGCGGTGAATTTGCGATACCACCAGCGGCGTAACGCTTCAGCAGCATTGGACCATTGCTAGTCATGATGCCGCCATCAGCAAAGCCCAGACCAGGGAACAAACCCTTCAACGCTCCCTTCAAGGCAAACTGGAACAACAGTTTTGAAGTAGAACGCAGCACATCCTTAAGGATTTCGTTAAAGCTCTTGGCGCGATCAAACAAGGAATCAAAAGCCGATGAAAGTCCATCTGCAAACGTTGTGACAACAGATTTCCCAAGCTGCTCAGCTTCTGTCAACTCTTTCTTAGAGGTGCTAATTGCAACCTTGAATCTTTCAACGGCCTCAGCAGATGCACTTGGATAGCGTGTAACAAAATCAGCAATTTGTCTTTCAATTAGCAATTGCTTTGCTTTTTCTTGAGTGATGATTCCAGCTTTAATTTCAGCGTCTTGAATTGCGCGATTGACTTCAAGCTGCACTGACAATGATTTCAGTACTTCGTCGCCATAACCTTTAAACGCGTTTTGCAACGCTTGTGCCAATCTTGTTTTGTTCTCCTCGCTTCTCTCAATTGCACGATTGGTCCCAATACGCTTGGCATCCAAATCAAGCGCGATCTCAATTTTGCGCAGTTCAAACTCAACAAATTCAGCCTCAGTATCCAGCCCTTCACGACGCAGGCGATTGATCTCCCTGATTAGCTTCAACTCTTCATCTGTACGATCAACAATCTCTTTGCCTTTCTTGGCTTTTGCTGCAGCAGCGTCACCGGCACCACCCGCAAGCTGAGATGCGAGTTGTTGATTGCCGAGGCCAGTGCCAAATGACGAGGGTGTAAATTCAGGGAACAAAACATTTCTGACGGTATCCGTATATTTCTTGGCCCCTGCAGACTTAGTCGCCTTGTCAACAAGATTGTCAAAATATTGGTTGTAAAACTTATCAGCCTCGCCAGCACGCAAGAAAGTAAACAAGCCAGCGGGACCGCCAAACCTTTCGTTGGTCGCCTTACGTGCTTGCTCTTGGAATTGAGAAATTCTTTGTGGCGTTAAAGATTGAACTGCTTTAGCGCGATTGATTGCCGCTTCAATCCTTTGCAAAACAGTATCAAGGTTCCCAAGCAATGTTGAAAATGCTGTATTAAAAACACCGACAAGGAACTTTGCAAATGCGCCAACAATCTTGCCTAGCTCTGTGAATCCAATCGCAAAAATGGTGACAACTCTCTTGATTGATGTTTCATTCTCAAGCGCCCATGACAACACACCTGCAATCAGATTTTGGAATCCAGCGCCAACAACCTGGAAGAAGCCACCAAAGCTGACACCAGCTAACTCCAATGCAACCTTCACCCGTGCGCCTGCATTTTCAGGTGCTAATGCCAAGATCTCAGCAGTTTTGCCGTAACGCTTAAACAGTTCCTCGCTGAACTTCAAGAAATCAGCAAGAGTAACCTTGCCGTCTTCCAATGCCTTGTCGAGTTCAGCAGGTGTCTTATTCAACGACTGCGCAAAAATTGTGAATGCACCAGGCAACCGCTCACCAATCTGCTGTCTTAATTCTTCAGCGCTAACCTTGCCCTTGCTAAAGACCTGCGAAGTAGCATTCAACGCTGCGTTGAGCTTCTCGGCGTTTCCACCAGTGCCAATGATTGCAGCAGAAATACCACGAAAGACAACGTTGGTTTCTTTTGTACTTAGCCCAGCGCCAATAATGCTTGCCTTCAGTCGTGTGTATTGCTCAGTCGTCTGACTCAGGGGCAGTAAAAATTGTTTCGAAAATCCGCTGACTGCTTTAATGCTTTCGTTGTAATCATCTTGATCTTTGCTGACGCCAGCTAGCGCAATTCGATACTTATTCAGCGCTGCAATATTTTCAGCGATTGCGCCTACGGCCTGACGAAGAGCACCAACTTGCGCACCAATTGCACCACCAGTGATCGCACCAGGAACACCGCCAACAACACCACCAATACCAGCACCCAGAGCGCCTTCAAGGCCGCCAAAGACGCCAGCACCAGCAATCGTGCCAGCAATCTGAGCACCCTTTGCGAGGCCACCACGCCCACCAGAACGACCCTGAATCTTATTCAGTTGACGATCAAGGCGATCAGCTTCTGCTGTTGCTTGCTTGAACTCAGCACTTGCAATGTCAACGCTATTCGCGATTTCACGCCAAGCACTCGAATACCCTTTCAGGTTGTTGATACTTTGCGTTGACGTTTGCTGAATCCTACGAAGCTCTGCAGACGCCTCCTTGAAGTTAATATTTGTTGCAGCAGTTTGTTGCGCAAGATTTTTCAGGCTGCCTTGAAGCCGTGTGAGCTGCTCACCGCCCTGCTCCTTGATCCGTACCAGCAGTTCAGTGACCTGGCTCATGACTTGCGCTCGTTCATGACTGTCAAGGCTTCTCGCTCCATGATCTGTACGCCTTCGAAAATGACGACAGGTTCCTTGACTGAATACAGTCTACAGAGAGACTCCAAACTAGGGTAGTGAAGGCCAGTCGCACCTCGCATCCCAACGTTCCATTGCGTCTGCATGCGCAAGAACATCATCACGATGTCCCAGTTCTCTTCCCACACCCCAAAGTCACGCGCCTTTCGTTGAGACCGCAAATCTGCAATCGCCTCAGGCATCAAACCCAAGGCGACTAAATCATCTTCAGTTTCCTCGTCCTCGCCACTCGCCCCAAAACAATGACGAGCAGCGTCCTTTAGTTTTTTTGTGAAGCTCCCATCACGCTGTCTGCATAAGCAGTAATCAGCGCACGCATCACGTAAGGATCGTCTGTCAATTCCTTTTTCGTCTTTTGAGTGAAAGGAATTTCTTTGCCGTCCTCATCAGTAATGCCCTCCCATCCTTCAACAATCTGATCAACCAAGGCATCATCGCCCTGCTCAACCAAATTATTAAATTCAGACCGGCTCATCTTTTTGAAGATCGCGTCAAACGTTTGCTTTTGAAATTTGCCGCCATCAATAGGTGTTTCCACCGTGACTGGCCATTTGTAAGACGCGACCTTTTTGAGAACGAAAGCCATGCGGATCAAGTGTAAGCGAGGGTGATTTCGTCGTTACCCGAGGAGGTCGGGACGAGCGTGAAGGGCAGGTTCAGCATGACCACACCCTGGTCTTCAGCATACGCTGGGTTGCCAAGGCTGACGACAGACGAGGACAGGGTGATGATGTTGCCTGCCGTAGTGCCGTGAACCAAGCTCAGAGCACCAGTGGTGCCAGCCACAGCAGCAGCGAAGAAGTCCTTCGTGGCAAGGGTAGGAGCCTCGATCGCAAACGTACCAGAAGCGGCACGGTTAACGATTAGCACTTCCTTGTCGCTGTTGACCAGTTCCCGATACACAACCTCGTTGCCGATGTCTGCCTGGCAGCTCTGCAGTGCAAGAGCCGAAGACGAGAACAGGCTGAAGGTGGTGGTGTTGGTGTCGTTGAAGATCTGCGGTGCCGCCTGATTAGTGAAGGTCGGGGTCGGATCAGCAGTATCAGTAGGAGCGTTGTACTGACCAGTCATGGTGAAGTTAATCACCGGAATCTGGTTAGCAGTCAGGTTCAGACTGAAGTTACCCCTGCAACCGGTCACCTTGTGGCGAATGCCGTCGATCGAGAAGTAGATCGTGCAAGAGCTGAAGCTTGCGCTGACAGGTGCGTAGGTGACGCTGGTCGCAGCAACGACAGTCTCGCTGAATCCGCAAGCCTTCAACAGGGCGCCATAACGAGGTGCCGTGCCAGCAGTGCCAGAACCTGCATACTCAACCTCGAACGTCACCGACACGCGAGTGTTAGCGATGAGCTGAGGCGAGTTGCCAAGGTAAGGACGAATCAGGTCCCGTGATAGCACGTCAGCTTCAACAGGCGTAATCTCCAGGTTGCGCACCTGAACGGCATCGCTGCCAGCCGGGGTTGAGTCAGTGCCGTATGTGGCCTCGGCTTTAACGAGAACCGTCCGTTTCCGGTAAATCTTCCCGGCCATTGGTTACGTCTCCAGAAGGATCAGTTTCTGACAACAGTTTAAGCTCACCTGTCTCAACGTCAAAGAGGTAAGTGCCCCCGACGCCAGGATTGGGTACAGGCTTTGGTGTTTTTGCCTTAGCCATGAGATCAGCCTGTTGTGGTCAGGTCAGTGCGTCCGGAACGGTACATGACCATGTAATCCATACTAATCACCCCAAGCGGAATATCAGCTTCGTAAAGGCTGAAGTCAACACGATCAGGATTGATGTCAAGCGCATACCCGTTACAGGTCGGGTCAGACATGATCTTTGTGTGCACTTGCTGCGTGTAAGTGTCTGAATCGTCATCAGGTACATTGGCCCGCACCAGCACCGTCACCCGCACACGCAGTGTCCACTGAAGCTTGTTGTAGAACTCTTCGCTGGGTTGATCGTTGACAGGCTCGACGATGACAGCAGGGCACTCACCACGCGCCAGAGGCTCCACACGGCTCCTGTAGACCGTCGCACCTGTGATCGTGTCCAGATTGCTCTTGATGCGAGCCAGGATCAATTCGCGGCGTGTGTCAGCCATGGTCAGGCAGAAGCGACTTGAACAACAGTGCAGATAATCCCTGGGATGCTTGGATGAGCAAAGGGGCTGGTCTCTGCCGATTCAGCATGAATGTAAGCGTCAGCGTTAGATGTCGCCCAGATCAGCTCCAAGTAATCACCGGCAACAATTGGCAACACAAAATTGACGCAGCCGATCACGTTGCCGTCAACGTTGCCATGCTTTGCGATGATGCTGAATCGGCTGTCGCTAGCCGGCACGTTACCAGCGCTGCCTTCGTTATTCTTGCGCAACCAAACGTTGATATCGTGAATGCTGCTGTCCGTATTACTGAATTGAATTGAGAACGTAATGCTGTAAACACCAGCATAATCAAACGTGATGCGAGTGCCAGAAACAACGCGAACACCTCGACTGCCCGTATCACGTTGACGCAGGTAAATCGCAGTTGGTGTGTTAGCCGTTGCTGTCTGCGACGTGTCGTCCCAAAACGAACCCCAATACCCTGGCGAGGAGAAATACGGCAGTTTGCTCCAAACGGAAACGCCGTCTCCAACTTTGACGTTATTGGTTTGTGTCTCAACGGCAGTCTCACCCGGAAGCAACACGGGATTGAGGTTTGCCCAATTAGCTCTGGTGTTGACCTTGAAAATGCTGCTCATAGCCTCAAAGTCAAACCTTGCTCAATAGTAGTTCCGAAAACAAACCGTCATCAAGTGCTCGATTCTCCCTGACGGTATAAGAGACCGAATCAACAGTAATGGCAGTGCCACGGGCGGCAGTGCTGACGTCAGAAGTCTTCGCCAATAACGAGTACTCCCGACTCAAAGCCATGCCACCCGCAAGCACCTCCACAGGCGAATCCAGGATGCCGACAAAAGTTGAAGCGCCAAGAGTGCAGGAAACCCCGAACTCGTCAACGTTCAAAAATGCCAGCGTATCCTGGAAAGCCATCTGGATCAGTTGCCGTACTTCTTGCTGTAGACCAGCGAGACGCCGTACACGAACACAGGGTTGGTGCCAGCTTGAGTACCGACAGCACGCACATAACGGCGCACGTCGTTGCAGTTGATGCTGATCTTCTCGAATGCAGCAGCAGAACCGGTGACCTCGGTGAAGGTCTTGCCGGTGATGTCAGCCCATGCCGAGTTGTCAGCCGAATCCTGAAGTTTGACGTTCAGGGTAGGAGTGGTGCCGCTACCAGCTTCGCAATCCAGGATCACGATCGCTTCGCCTTCAGCATCGTTCGACCCTTGCAGGTCAAAACCAGTGCCGGTGGCGGTAGCAGTGCGGGAATCAGCGGCCAGCAGGCTCGCGATGTAGGTCTTCGACCCCAGGTTGTGGATCATTGGTCTTTCTCCGTTTGGGAGTGGGTTTGCTTGGAACAGAGATTGGCTGCTCGTCAGCCGTAACAACTTCCTCGACTATGGGAGCGGGAATGGCCTTCTGGATGCCGATCAACAGCAAAGCTGATTTGTGATCAGTTTCAACGAAATCACCAGCCTTCACCTCTTTGAGATCAACGATGGTGTTCCGCAACATCTGAATGCGCATTACCCGCTCCACAATCATCAGGACAGCTTGCAGATCGACTCAGGATGGCGGATAGCCACGTCGTAGTCCTGCATGGCCACCACACGAACCGTGCCAGAAGCAGAGCCGGTGTAAGGATCAACCATGATGTCCAGACCACTCCAGAAGCCGATCATGATGTCGCTGAAGTTAGCGAACACCGCAGTGTTGTTCGGCATGGAGTTCGACACGTAAGCCGAGTAACCGTTGATGGTGTTGTTGGCTTCGTAGATGAAGTTGGCACTGGTGCCGGTTGCCGACTTCTCGGTGACCTTCAGAGTTCCGCGCAGGGAGGAATTCATCATGTAACCGAGGGTGCCCAGCAGGGCGTTGTCGGTGCTCAGAGCGGCCTCAGCGTTCACATAATCAGCGAACGTGGTGTAACCGGACTCGGTGTTGATGCCGGTCACGTTGAGGAAGCCCAGCGGGTAGGAACCGGTGCCGGTGCCGTTGATGGCCTGATTCTCAACCTCGATAGCAATCTGCTGAGCCAGGTCGCGACGAACGAGGTTCTCGATGTCAATGCTGGACTGCAGGAGCAGACGGCGGCTGTAATCAGTCAGAGCACCAATGGTGCGGGGCTGCATCGTCACCTGATCAACGGTGAGCTGGGATTCGTTGATCGAACCCGACTCAGCAACGTGATACACAGTGGCGCCACCCGATTGACGGGGCAGAGCAACCATGCCTTGCAAACCGGTCATGATGGTCGCACCAGCGCTTTGCAGCACCAGAGCTTTGCGCAGCAGGTCGATGAAGCTGTCGCTCATCAGATCAGTGGCAACCAGATCACCACCACCCGAAGCCGAACCAACAGTCAGGTCGCGACGGCCATAGCCCAGCACATCGGCAGGGATCAGGATGCCACGAGCTTCCTTACCGCTCTTCTCTTGAGCAGCACGGCTGACTTCCATCTCGAAACCAGCAGCACGCTGAGCTTCCTGGCTATTGGGATGGGCCAGAGCGTTGATAGCGCGGATGAAGGAGAAGTTGCGGCGCTCCTTGTCAGACATGCCGATTTCGGCGTCCTTAGGATTCACAGGCTTCTCTTGAACACCCATCTTCTCCAGAAGGGCAGAGCGCAGCTCGTCGAGGCTACGGGAGTTTGCAATAAACTCTTGAGCCATTTCAATGTTCTTGGTGCGTTGACCAAGGGCGATCATGTCGGCCACTTCCTTAGCCTTGGCCTGAGCGGCCTCAGCGCGGATAGCCTCAAGATTGAGGGGTTGATCCACGGTTGTAACTCCGTTTGTAGTTTGTTTAACGGCTGAGGCCGTTTCGACGCTCTCATTATGGGAGAAAGCGCGTCCTATGCCCACTGAGTTGTCAGCAGGCACGGTAACCAGACTAATCTCAAATGGCTCATAGCTGGTTGCCCGATAAGTCACTGGGGAAGTGGACTCATCGGTTTCCATGGAATTGATCTTGTAACCGAAGCTGACGTTACGGATAATTCCGTCCTTGATCAGATCTTGCATTTCACGACCAAGCTCGTTGTTGGCGATCTTCACTCGTGCATAAGCACGCTTGTTTTTAATGTACGCCTTCTGTACAACGCCAACGATCTTGTCGGGATCATGCTGATACAACAGCGGTGCGCCATCGTTCAAGCGGCGAAGATCCATCGACTTGTCATCCATCGACAGCACTTCCATGCCGTAGTAGCGCTCGACAGGAGCCTCACTGGCAAAGGGGAACTCAAGCGTGCGCTCTTCACCTTCAGCGCGGAACTCAGTTGCAAGTGAACGCTTCAGTGTTTCGCCTTCAAAGAAACGCAGTGCAGAAATTTTGCGCAGCTCAGAGAACTTGTGACCGACCAACGTTTCGGTCTCTTTGTAGTCACCGTCGTCATTTTTGCGGTACACGCGAATTAATGCAGCGGGATCTTCTTCAGATGCATTAATACTAAACGAAGAATCTGGAACACCAAGTACACCTTCACGCATTACATGCTCCACCTTGCCGCGTGCGGCACCACCACTTGAATCCCATTCCACGAAATCGCCAACTTTAACCGCATCGGGAGCAGCGCGTTTCTGGCTGCGTTCGCCAGTGGCTTCCTCAAACTCCATTGGGCTGTAATCGTGATCGCTCAACCATTCACGGGCTTCAGCGGGTGTGAAACGATCAGCGTCAAAACGAATTGCCTGCAGTTCAGCAGTTTCATCCTTGATGCCGTAGATCGCGTCGATGCCAGCGCCAAATTCATCATTGACACGGCGGATGCGGTCGTATTGATCAGGATCTTTCAGGCGAGCAGCATGCTCATTTGGGTAGGGACGACCGTCAACGATCGGTTCCATGGCACGCTCCTTTGCTTTTTTGATGGCTTTGGATTTCATGTTGCTCCAGGTTTGCCCTGAATCGCCACCCCATGCCGCCCATGCTACGCGACCCGGTGAGGGATAGTCACCGCTATCAGGGCGGAAACCTTTGCCTTGCTTGTCAACTTCATGCCGCGCAAACCAAGCCGACATCGTGATGACAGTGTCAGGGCTTAGCTCATCACCTGACAGGATCTGCCCTGCGCGTGTTGCAGCATCATCTGTGCCACCGGGGCGTCCTTCTTTCTTCCATGCGCGATAACGACGCGCTTCGGCCTTCATGCCTTCAGTTGGCATCAGGTCAATCGTCTTGTCACCAACCTTGGCCATCAGTCAATGTCCTCAAGTTCAGGTTCTTCCTCATGTTCTACCGGATGTTCGGTTGGGGCAACAGGAACAGGCTGCGAAACGCCGTTGTTTGAAACTTGCGAGGGATCAGTGTCGAGCACAATGCCAAGCTCATCAGCGACTGCCAGTTCATGCTGCCGTTGACGCATCTGATCTTCGAAGTCACCGCCATGCAGTGCGATCACTTGTGACAGCGTCATGACACCACTGCGAATCAGATCCTTGTACGCAGCAGCTTCTTTCTGTGGGTCAACAAACTGTGCAGCAGGGGCGATCCACTTGGCTTCTTCGTAGCGATCAGGATTGCTGTCGTAGTTCGGCAGATCCAGAACGCCAGCCATGACGGCCATCTCAAGCCAACGCTCGTACACCTCTTCGCACAGTGATTCGATCACGTACTGCTGAAGCGTTTTGTAATGAGTTCTTGTTTCGAGCAGTTCCAGACGTGAAGAGCTGTAGTTGCTCTGAGAGAAATCGCTTGAGACTTGCGTGTAACTACAACCAACCCCAGCAGCGACAGCTCGCAGCATTTGCTGCACAAAAGGAGTAAACGCATCATCCGGCCGATTGGGCGTAAAGAATTGCATTTCTTCTCCTGGGGCCAGACGCCTAATGCTTCCGGGTGAGAAGTCGAGCACTGAGTCTTGGTCAAACGTGCCATCCTCAAAAAGCTCCTGATCAGGGGTCTTGACGAACGCCATCATCGACGAGCTTGCACGCGCTGCAACAATTTCAGCTTCCTCGTACCCGCTCAGATTGCGCAGGCGCATGATCGCTGATGCAAATGCACTGATGCCACGTGTCTGCCCTGGGCGTTCGATCAGATACAGGTGAAGGACATCATCAGCGGGGATCCTGATGCGACGTTTGGCAGCTTTCTGAGCGTATGAGAACTGATAGTCGCCTGGGTGGTAGTCAAAGAAGTGATACGCGACGGGCCTGCCCCACCTGTCAATCTCAATGCCCATCCGCACTTCGTTGCCATTCTTCTCAATGGCGTTGTAGTCGTCGTCGAGCAGATCAGATTCAATGATCTCGATGCCCAGCGGGACGCGGCTATTGCCAAACGGTTGACGGACAAGGCGCACAAACACCTCGCCAGACTCAAGCATCGACGTGATGCAGAGGCGTTGAATGTCGTACCAGCTCAGTTTGCCAGCCGTGTGACAGCGCTTTGCCGAGGTCCAGCGATCCCACTCCTCCTCGATGCGGCGATTAATGTCATCAGCCAGCCGACCACCACGCTGCATACGCACCTGAGCTTGCATCCTGATGCCGGTGCCGACGACGTTATTGCGTACAGCTCTCAGGGCAGCCTTGGCAAAATCTGAATCACGCACCAGTTGCCGAGCGCGATTGCGCAGCATCCTGATACTGCCTCTGATCTCGCTGTCAGCAGAAGTGGCCTGACTGATCCAATCAGATGTCAGTCTGTTGTTCTGCGCAGCGGCATAAGCACGCTTGAAGTAAGCATTCTTCTGTTGTGCTTCTTCAAGTTGCTGACGCAACGCGTGGGTACGCCCGATGCCGAAGATTGCCATTACTTGAACCTCACTTTGGCGAGGCCAGGGTTACCAAGGCCCTGACGTATTTTTTCAGCTTTGCGCTCCATCGCAATTTCGCTCTTGAGATCATCACGAAGCTGGAGCAGCTCAGCCATTTTGTAACGCCTCAGGCTACGCCCACCAATCTGATATTCCTGCACCATGCCACCCTGGGCCAGTGTGCGTATTGCTGTCTCAACGTAAGAAAGGTCAATCTCAGCGCGAGAACGATCGTCGAATGCGCCGGGTGAGCCTGCATATTTGGCTGACGCCTTGACAGTGAACTGGCCGCGCCCTGCCGTGTATTGCTGTGTGCTGTAGGTCGCAATTGCCTGCCAGGTCCACAGGCCTGCATCAAAACCCGTTGTGGTGGCCGCAGGGATCGTTATGCGCCAGCCAGTGCCCTCAGCAGTGCCAACAACAGTCGCGCCTTCATTTGCAGTATTCGTCCGTGCGTACCACGTGAGCGTGAAGGTGCCACTGTCGATGTTTGTGCCGATTGCGTCTTTGAACGCAGGCACGTCAAACACAACTGTGTCGCCCGCGTAAATCAGATTTGGGACAAGGATGCTCACCAGCTCGTCACGAATGAGGAATTTCGTCGTTGCAACCGGCGTTGCGGCGGGCGATATGGGGATTCTATCGGCTTATCCACCGATACGTCACCAGTATTGTCGGCTTTCGATGGCTTGCCAATACTCCGCTGAAACTGCTCGAAGATCGTATTCCTGTTGAAGCGCATGTAAAGGAAATGTAACGCTGCATAGCTGTACACGAAGCAGTCCAGTGCCTCGTTGCGATCGCCCGCTTTCTTCTTCCATTCACGAACGGCGAAACCCTTGACGTAGCGCACAACCTGTCGTTCTGACGTGATTTGCTTGAAGTACTCCTGCCCTGCCTCAGCGTGGAAGTGGATGAATCCTGCGCCTGGCTCGTTGTGCTTCATCCGGCCAAACAAAGTGCTCTTGATCGTGTCAACGCCAACAGGGAACACCTCGGCCGAATTCTTCAACACCTGCCCCTTGTAGTTGATGTCAACCTTTGACGGCTTGCCAATTGGCGGTTTGTTCCTGACCGATTGACCCTTCAACGCAAAAACACCTTTGTTCTTGCGGCTTCGAGCATACGCATACACTTCTGAGGTGTAGTGGCCGCCTGAGTCGCAACCAATAGCAGACACCTTGACTCTTCCGCCATCTGCATGTGGATAGTCCCTAAATACGAGGTCATCAACTTGACTCCACAACTTTTCACCTGCTGGATCGCCGTAAATCTCAGTGTGCCCAATCAGCCAACACTCCTCACCAGCGCCCCATGCATACAACCCAACGGCAACGCGGTTGTCCTGCACGTCCACCCCAGCCGTGAGTATGACCGCCCCCTTCGGCAGTTCACCAGCGGGGTAAAACTCAGCCCGTTCAGACAAGCTGTCAGCACCAAGCTTTGCCCCTGTCTCCTCTTCCCAGGTCTCGCCCAGGATCGTATTGACAAACGTCTTCAGCAGGGGCGCGTCGTTCTTCGCACGTAAAAATTCACCAACAATCTCTTCCCAGCTTTTCCAACCCAGCGGTGAGTACAGAGACGACAGATGAAATCCGATCGTTCTTTGATCTTGACTATCTGCCATCGCACGCCACTCGCCCTTGCGCAGCATCTCGCTCTTGTAGTACTCCTGAATGTGCGTGCCACAGCTTTCGCACACATACGCAACAGTCTTGGGGTCGCCGTCACGCCACTGCAAATTCTTCCACTGCAGCCACTGCATGTGATCGCAATGGGGACAGGGGACGAAGTAACGCCGTTGATCTGATGCGAGATATTCGGCCTCGATGCGGCTCGTATCCTTGACGGTGGGGGTTGACGTCAGGATGATCTTCCGCCTGCTGAACGTTGACGCACGACGCTCCGCCAATGCGCAAGGGTCTCCCTCGCCGTCCACATCGCTTGGGAAAGCATCAACCTCATCAAGAAGTACCCAACGGCAAGGAGCAGAACGCAGGCCCGTAGCTGAGTTCGCGCCGGTGAGGAGGAGGATTCCACCTGGAAATTCTTTTGAAAACATCGTGTTGCCTGAATCGCGGCTTCGAGCCGGAGCGACCTTCTCCGCCAGACACGGTGTCTCATGAATCAACGAGTCAAGACGTTGTTTGCTCAATCTTTTAGCCATCTCGATCGTCGGCTGCACAAAAAGTGCTGGGCCTGGCGCGTGGGCAATCATGTACCCAACGACGTTGTTGATCGCTTCTGTCTTGCCAAGCTGCGCACCAGCCATGAACACCACCTTCTGCACAGGAGAGCTGGCAGACATGGAGTCCATAATCTCTTTCAGATACGGCGTCCGGTCTGTGCGCCAGGGGCCGGGTTCAGCACTCGCCTTGTTGGACAACATCCTGTACATGTCAGCCCACTGACTCACGGTCAAGTCAGGATCAGGCTTCAGGCCGTCACGGAACGCATGCCTGTAGATCAGGGCACCATCACGCATCGGTCAAGGTCTCCAAAGCCCTGCGGATCTCGCTGGTCAACGTCTGGTGGATGACGACCGGGTCAGACTCAGCAGCCAACTGATTGCTGACACGATCAGGAATATTCCCCAAAGCATCACGTACAGCACGAGCAGAAGTGAAAGCCTCGCGCTGCACACGAGAAACCTCCACAAGCTGATCTTCTTTGACCTCGAGGTCCAGTCGAGCCAGTTCGGCACGGAAATGCTCAGACTTCGCACGGCTTTCATTAAAGGTCGGGATCTCAAGTTCAGAGGATGTCTTACGCGTGGGACTCGTTGAGACAAGCGGGTTGCCCTCGGTGTACGCCTTGACCGCTGCTTCCTTGTCCCACTCGATCTTGTTGCGGACAACCATGAAGCAACCGTCGAAACGGCCCTGGCTCTTCATTTGGCTGATGCGAGCCTGCGTGATGCCAAGCTCCTCGGCCAGCTCCTTGGTGTTGCAGACGGTCATAGACGCAATTTAAGGCAGATAGCGCGGTTTTAAGCGAAATAGTGCCACAGGAGCTTTTCTTGGCATATAATTGTCAACTTTTTGATTTTGGCGTCTCAAAATGAGACAAACCTGAGAATGCTGCGACACGCATAGTTCTAACGCTAGAGAAAGAAGGGGGTTCGAAATTACCTGCAGCGCAGTTCGCAGCAAGGACCCGCAAATGAGAATCAATTAGGCCGTGAAGAATTGTTACAATCTGCCCCCTACCGGCAGGTTCTGCGCTATATTGTCAATGGCCAAATGGCCGCCCATCGCACCTTTAATTATGAATAACTTTGAGGAAACATTCTCCCGGATGTTGTCTTTAATTGAGACCGCTCAAGCTATCAAGAACGAGCTGGAATCATTAAGGAAGAATGCAACCGATGAAGAATGGGACAAGCAGTTAGATTCAAAGTTCGGCGATTTGATTTGTCATTGCATGGATCTCGAGCACGAACTTGATAAAGAATAGGGGGGCAATTGCCCCCTTTTTTTGTGCAAAAAAAAATACCCCGACACAATGGCCGGGGCGTTGATGGTGTGCGATCGATTTAACTTGCTTGATTGATGATCGCTTGCTCAGCCTTTCGTTTGCTTGTGCCATGGGCGAGAAAAGCGATGATCACCCGCTTCCCCCTTGTGTGGCACAACTGGCAGTCTGCACAAGTCTTGCTATCTGACCTTTGAGCGGGGCAGACCAAGACTCGATTGCCGTCTGGTGTGGCCCACGTGGTGCGCGTCTCTGATGATGAAACGGCCAGGACGGCAGGGATACCTGAGGCAATGGCGCGGTCTGCAACAGTCTCTGATTCCGTGGACAAGTTGATGCGAAATCCTTGGCGGTTCGCTTGCCTGAGAAGGGATAGGTTCTCGCCTAGGTTCGGGTCGTGGTGCGTGTACGTGTAGCCACGCTTACCCCGATTCGCTTCGATAATTTGCCGCACAAAGCGCCGTGAAATGCGACCGAACGTATGGGGCAGATCCCCGCTTTGATTATGGCGCCAGAGTTGGGCTGGGGGCAGGGCCATAATAGCGGCTACAAATTGCCTGAGGCCTGTGCCACGGTCGCCCTTTGTGACCTTTGCCCAGTGCAGGGCCAGGGGGCCAGATTCGGCGTAGCAACCGTTGCCCATGAAAGGGCAGGATGGCGAGCACGTGGCACGGGATGACGTGCTGACAGGTATCGGCCCTGTCTTGGCATTTGACGAAACTTTAGTCAGGTGAAATTTCAGATCCGAAAGTTTAGTCATTTGTGGTTTGCGATTGGATAAAAAGGGACGCACAATGGCAGCCCCTAAGTGATCAAACAAGCTTGAGAAGTGATAGCCAGGAATCTGGCGCGTCAGGTTCAACCATGCGGCCATCCGGTGTTTCACAGACTGAATCTAGGGTCCACATTTGGACATCTTCCATGGTTGGCACCATGTGCCATTTGCGATTGAACCTGAGCTTTAATATCTTTTCACCGTTCTTGAGATTAAATCTGCCGACGGCGCCATCGCGCAAAAGCTTTGCAACGGTTCCGTCTGGCAGGGTGACAGATCGCAGTGATTCGGCGCGTGCACGGACTGAATCATCCTTACGCCAAACGGTGATCTGTGCTGGGAACTGATCCTGTTCGGTGATCTTCATAATTTGTTATTTAGAAAGGGTCGAATTCGTGGTCAGGTTCTTCTACATCCTGTGCACCTTGCAAGCGGGCCATGGTGGCCAGATCGCGCAGGGCCTGAGAAGGCAGGGGGAACAGTTCAACTTCGGATGGCTTGCGAGAGGGGATAGCCCGCACAAGGGGGGCATGCTCGCCGGGGAGAATGGGTCCGGTCATTTGTTGAATAGCGAATGGTTGCGTTCAGCAGCGGTTAGGCATTCATCCCAGATCTGATCGCTGCAATCCTGATCGGGTTCGGGATCGATCGGGTCCAGATCGTAGGGGCCGGCATCCGGCCAATCCTGATAGAAAGAGCTAATCATGAGGCCAGGGCGAGACGGACACGGTACCGGGTGATCCCAAGGCGATCGGCGATTGCTTGTTGAGAGTGGCCGCAACGCTTAAGAACCCGGATCCTGCGCTCTTGACTCATGGTGGCCAGATCGATCAGGGCAATGATCAGCACAAGGGGCAGGAGAAAGCCCCAGAGGATAGAAAGGGTCATTTGCTTGTGACAGCAGGGGGAGCGATTAGGGGGATCCCTGCCGTGCCCAAATCATAGCCCCTAGCGGCAGGATGCAAGGGGGCCACGTTGATAATTCTTCACAGATTAGGGCCGGTTCAGCAATTGTCACAGCGTGCGGCATTCTGTGCCCCTTCATTTGATGGTGCATTGTCTGGCACGCGTGGCCCTTGCGACCGTATAGGGGCACCTAGCAAATGGTCGTCTCGTGGCCCCTATATAAGGTCAAATGCTTTTGAGAATGACTCTCATTTGCAAGGGGGTCAGTGTGCCCCAGTGTTCTTGAGAATGATTCTCATTTTCATTTGTTAGTGCATTTGAACCATAGTGCATTTGTACTCATACGTTTTTGAGAATGATTCTCATTTTCATTATGTGCCTATGCGCATCGCCGCATAGTAGTACATTTGAACCATAGTACATTTGTACCTAAACCAGGGTCGCTCCGGTACAAAAATCGCCTTAAACCGACCCCTTGCAAGAACTTCGAAGTTTTCTTAAACCGACCCCCTGCAAGAACTGAGCACCTTAAACCGACCTGCCGCAAGAACTTCAACGCAAAACGATTCGTGAAAAGTTTTTTGCAAATTCACGCTCAACGCTCGATCGTGCGATGTCGAGGAACTTGAACTTACCGCTGTAAGTCGGGAGGGCCGTCTCAGTCATGACGCGGTAGTAACGCAGCCCCGAACGCTGGCGATCAACGAAGTAAATACCAGGCTTGGGTGAGTTGGTAAAACGACGCCTGAAGTACGGCTCGTAGATCTCCTCCTCGTCCAGATAGATGTACTTGCTCAAGCTTTTAGGGTTCAGGGATGCTTCACCTGTTCCAGGGCGTCCGTAGATGTCAGCAGAACTGACGTTACCGCGCAGTGCCGAAAGAATCTGCGTGTACTGACCAGGACTCATGTTCCCGTACTGATTCACACGTGTCTTGGGGCTTCTCAGGTTGGCGAGCATGACCTTGCCGCGTTGACCGACCTGTGATGAGCGCCCATTTGACAGCTCCACAACGGTGTTTAACAGGGCGCCTTGGAAGCGTGTGGGGTAATACTTGCCGCCGTAGATCTGTGGGAGCAGGTATTTGGCGGGTGGGTTGCCTTTGGGTGCCTCATCACGAATGAAGATCTTGGCTTCGAGCAGCTCAGGTGATGCTTTCCTGTACAGGAATGCGTTCTGGGTGAACGGGACAGGATTGTTGAACGTGTTCTTGGCTTGTGATTTCAGCTCTTGCGTCGTTGCAAAGACAGCTTGATTGAGCGCCAATGCGCCTGCACGTGGGATCTGAATGCGTTGCAGTTCAGTGATCTTCCCGATGATGTTCTTGGGGTCGAATTCGATCGTGATCATGCTGCCTCTTTTTGACACAGCATAAAAAAACACCCCGGTGAAGCCAATGCCTCAAGTCCGGGGCGCCCAATCGCAAATGAATCATACCACATCACAGGGGGCCTCGTGCTCAAGGTCCATGACTGTGATCATGACGCCAGGGGGTTCCTGCGCGACGCAGAAGCGCTTCTGTGCTGTGAGCAGAAAGCACTGAGCATCATCCTGGATAACCCTTGCGAGAGTGAGGCTGTCGAGGATTGCACGAGCAAGTTTGTCGATGTCAGGCTTGCTGGTCTTGTACTGCGGGGCGCTGGGCTTGAGTTGCCCTTTGCTGTTGTAATGCGACTTAGGGCGCTGAAAGCGAAACACGAGCGAGATGCTGACAGGGCCATGAATCGTTGGGATTGACAGGGACAATGCATCGGCAATGCACTGCTCACGCCAAGGTTTCAGGGCCTTGCAAGACTCAATCAGACGCCCGTTGCCAACGTGTCGTTTGCTGCCTTGAGGAGCAGGGATGCCGATCGTGTTCCAGGAGAATGACTTGTTCATTCAGTTTTGAGTTTGAGGCGTGTTTTGCCGTTGACTCTTTGCCAATAGTATTCGCTGCGTTGCAAAATGTATTCGTGCGTGTAGATGCTGGTGCCGCAGTCTGTGCACTTGATGTGACGAAGTGTGAAGTCAGGACTGGGGTAGGTTTTGATAACTCGCAGGTTATCGCCGCCACAGGAGGAGCAGGTGTGTTTCATGCTTTGTAGTAGTAGGAGCACTCAGAGGCGAAAGAACCACCAGCCTCAGGGATGTCTAGCGAGCAGTGATCGTTCTCCCATTGCGTGCAGTTGTGACAATCAAAGACGTTGCCTTCACTGAACAAATGCGTGCGCAGGAAGTCGAGTTTCTGTTGCAGCACCTTGTACTTGTCGAGTGTTTCTTGCGTGACTTCGTACGTTGTCCAACTGTGTTTGCAGGTAATACAGCGACGCCTGATGCGCTTTGCTTGATTGTTGAACGTCAGGTGTGACTCGATCACGTTGATCTTTGTCGCGTGGCATTCAGGGCATGTACGACCGCTCATGGGTTGACTTTTTCAAAGTGATGATTGTTTGCGCAGCAGCCAGTTGTGACAGCTTTGTAAATGCCGCTACGTGTGACAAAGAACGCACGAGCAGCTTCTACGTATGAGCTGTAGACAACACCAGTTTCAATGCAGCGCACAGGTTGCTTCTCTGCGATGCCCCAATTGCGCTTGGGGTAGGCCTCAAGGATTTTTTCAACCATGTCCATATTTTCAAAAATAATGAACAGGGCGTCACGATCAAACCCGCCAAACAACTCAGGGCGTTTGCGTGCAAATTGACGCACATCTTCGATGCGAATGTAAACCTTGGCTTTTGGATTTCTAGCTGACTTTGTGGTTTTGAGTCCTAACTTGCGCCAGTAAGAAACCGCATCTTTTGAGCAGTTCAACAGTCGCGCCAATGACGAAATCGTGTAGGTGCTGTGTTGTGGCTGAAAAGAGTAGCCAAGGGTTGACAGACGCGCCTTAATTGCAGCGAGTGAACGTTGTGGCCTTTGATTTTGTTTTGCTTTTGCGTTGAAGATGCCGCAGAGCATTTTGATCGGGAGCGACTCTGCGAGTGAATGAAGCAGTTCAAGGTCACTTCTTGTCCAGGGTGCACGTGTGCGTGCGTTGTGCAGGCGATGACAATGAAACGAGCATGTTTCGCGTGATGTGAGCCGCCCTTTCGAGATGAACTGAGGGATGAATTCAGTGTTGCAGACGATGCATTGACGAGGGCGAAGTACTTGATGCTTCAAGGTCACATGTAAATGAATTCAGAGGGGGTGCGAGCAATGAGTCGCATGGCATTGACGACAGTGTGCCCATCAGGCGTGAAGCCGTCGTCGTTTTGCATAGCGCGTTCAAGGATGTCGCAGATTTTGTCCATTGCTGCCCTGGCTTGTTTACGACGCAGTTCAGTGATGTCAGGAGATGTTTGCTGATCAATTGCGTAAGCAACGAGGTCGATTGGGTTGAAGTCTTCCATTGTGTTAGTTGACGTGGATTGCATTTTGAGATCAAGCCCTAACTGTCCAGAAAGGTGCACCGATCTTTTCTGTAGCGCGACTCAATGCGACTGCTGTTGATTGCAGTGACTTGAGTGTTTCTTGTGCATCAAGCACTTCCTGGCAATCGCTGTAGTCATACGTGACACGACCTTTGCTGTAGACGAAGTTGATGTCGTCGCATTTGTAGGTGTTGTCAGCGTCTGTCTTGAGGTGATCCAGGTCGCCTGCAAGAACGTGTTGCGTGAGTTGGGCCTGGAGATCCTTGATTTCTGTTTCAAGGGCACGCTGTTGCTGCTTGAGCCGGGCTAGTACGCGCAACGAGTTCTCGGCACTGCGCTGATAGTTGTCTGTCATTGTTAAGCGATTGAGTGTCAACAAGGAAAGCGATTGCGAAGGCAAGGATCAGAAAAAAAGTTGAGCGCATTGTTCTTGAGCTTCAGGTGACAGGGATTCGTTTGTGGGTTCAGGGTCTGAGGTGTCGAACCAACGAATTTGATTCCAGAACTCCATGTACTCATGAGCAGCGCGACGTTTTGCGTCAACGAAACTCAATGCCTCAACGTAGTCAATCACGTTGGCTGATTTGATCTCAAAGTAATAGCGTTTTGTGTTCATAGCAGGTAGAGGTTGATGAAGTGCTTGGCATCGGCAAGAGAGTCGAAAGTACGACGATGTGTAGCCCAACCGGGGACCAGGGGGTCAACTAACCAGACAGCAAAGCCGCCGAAGTCAGAAGTAATTCTTGCGATTGGGGTGCCGTCATGAATGACGAGGATGGGGACCTGTCCCTTGGCACCCACATACTCTACACCCCTAGCTGTAGGCGTCAAGGGTTCTGCAGCGCAAATGCTGAAAGTCTTTGAGTCCAATGAGTCTCATGCCGAGAAAGTTCTTCCTTGCTTGCAGCCACAGGGAAGGCAGGCTGATCAGGGAAGGCATACAGCGCAATAAATCGTTGCACTTGAATCCCGTAGTTCTCAGCTAGGCAGATCCTGTACGCCTGCATCTGACACATGGCCTCATCGCTGATCTGCCGTGTCGGCTTCGCCTTGTTAGGTGCTTTGGTCTTTAGGTCAAACAGGCAGAACTCACCGTTGATCTTGAGCAGCGCGTCAAGGGTGCCAGCAAAGGGCACGATGCCTTCATGACTACAGACCTGATGCTCAGTGCAGACCACGTGATCCAGGTATTCCCACAGAGGAGCCTTGATGATGTTTTCGCACCAGGGGGCGATCGCTTCAGGGATTTCAGGGTTCTGCTTCAGCAGGAACTGCTCAAACCAGTCGTGAATCGCAGCACCTCGACGAGCGGCCTGATCACGTGTCTCATCAGGATCACCACCCTCAGCAATGATCTTGGCCTTCCAGCGCCTCAAGGCTTGACGTGTGGCTTCTGATTGCGTTGCTGAAAGGATGCTGGTGATGCTGCTGTAACGCAGGTCAGGGCGTGTTTCATTCCAGTAGTAACGCGGCTGGCCTGCCGGATTGCGTTGAATCAGTGGCAGGCGCTGCAGCGGCACAAAATCAACACTGTTTGTGCCTATAGTAACGAGCCTCACAAGATAAAGTCGTCCTCTTGAATGTTTTCTACATTTTGTTGACGAAGTAGGTTGCGATACACAGGAACGTTGCTGCTAACTTTTTGAGCAATTAACCAACGACGATAGTCGGCGTAATTCAAAGCAGCTCCCGGAGGCGGGTTTTCAAGGTCTTCGATGGTCCAATAACCCGATGAGATACCACGCCGCAAAACAGCCATGGCAGCAAGGGTTTCGTAAGCACGGTTCATTACTTAATTTTTTTTAAGTAGTTTTCAAGCGTTGACATTTCATTCAACGCAAATTTTGGAACGTAATACGAGTCTCCTCGGCCTATTGGGTTATCAATAAATTGTTTCTTCATACCATTGGCGCCAAGAATCCAACCCTGTAAACGAATTAATTTATGTGCATAAGTTACAAAAACAAAAAGTTTTAAAGGGTCTTCATCCAAAAAGATTGGCAAGCGTCGATTGTGACCCAAGGAAGTTTTAACGTCAATGTTCGGCGGAAGATCAAATTTTGCGTATTTATCGTTATAACCAAAAGCCAAATTGGCGATTCCTAAGTATTTTGCAACGGCCATCTCGCCGATGGCGCCAGCAACATCAATTTGCCAGCCCTTTGCATCTTGTTGAGGTCCATTTAATCTTCCGGCGCGATTTTTTGATTTGTTGTGTTCGTGCCTTAAAGTTGCCTCTGCTTCACAAAGCAGAATTTCACGAGCAGTCAATGCGAAATCAATACTCATTGGAAATCAGTTTCCTTGTAAGAACCCATTGACGACAGACTGCCCCAGACCTTTTCTTTCACAGCATTCCGCTGTTCCCGATCGGCTATCGGATGCTTGACAAATCTCGACGAGCGAGGGCTGTGGGGATCCTCCTCGCCTGCATTAGGGCAGAACGTCCAGTAGCAACCGTCTGAGTCGTAACGCCCCAAAGGATGCCCGTAGCAGCAGTTTGGTGGTGGGTTCATGCTTTTTGACGGAGCAAAGCTGGTCTTGGAGCTTTTGGGGTCAGCGACTTGCCAGACATAGGTGCCGCTCAGTTCAGGTGCGTAGATCTTCATTTCAGTCGTAAATGACGTAGCCGCCGACAGTCTGAGGGCCAGCAGGGACATGGTCTTCAAGCAAGACAGCGTAACGCTCATCGCGCAGCCACCTAAACGCGTCAGGAAGGGGCGCGCACCACTCACTCGTCAGCTTGGCTTGCTTGCACTGCTCAACAGCGCGAGTAGCGGCTTCTGTGATGCGCTCAGGGGCCTCTGACTTAATCGCTTCCTTCCATGCCTCAAAAGCCAAGGGCTTCGACTGTGAATTGGCCTTGATTGGTGCTTTTTGATACATGTTCCAAAAGGCTTGGAATTCAGGGGTGTATTCGCGTCGAACGTGCTTTCGGATTGATTTCGCAGGTGGCACGTCAACTAAAGAAAGGGGTTCCCTAGGGGTTTCCTCAGACTCCTTCCCGACACCCTCCCCAAAGAAATGTTCGATCGTTTGACAGCCAAGTTTTTTTTCAGGAGCAGAAACCTTTTCAGCCTGCTCTTGAACTTGCTCTGAAACGTCGTCATGTATTGGTCGAGCAGGCGTAGGTTGAATCTGCTCCGTTTGCAGGTTACCTGTGTGTCCCGCACCGACACAGTACGCGGGTACTCTAGCAGCACCTGTCAAGTACTGCTCGATGATGTAGGCGCAAAAGGTAGCTGTAGCAAGGGATCTGGGCTTGTTTTGAAGCAATTTCACTGCGGTTTGGGCGTCCAGGGTGATTTTCACCACGAGTGAGGAATCGGTACCTGAGGTGACTTCAAGTGTCATGAGGTGACTTCGAGTGACTTGAGGTGCATAGGGACCTGCGGACACTAAAGGTCACCTGAGGTGCGGTCAAGTCACCTGAGGTGCGTCTCAACGAATTCATTTGAGACTCAACCCAACCGTTGACAAAGTGGGTATGGTGTTCAGGTACTCCAGGCATTCCTCATGCCCATCACCCTCAAGGCCAAGGCCCAATCCACCAAGACCGTCATGCTGCAGATTGACCCTGCACTGCATCAACGCATCAAGTTCATTGCCAAGGACCACAACATGTCGGCCGCTGCTGTCATGCGACAGATCCTTGAGCAGGGCATTCAACAGGTGGAGGACGCTCGCGCCTGATGTCCGAAAGAACTCCCGTCTATCCCCAACTGGCGGGAGTCATCACTCTCTCTGACGTCAAGCAGAAAGGGTCTGGCTCCTACGCCGCTGATTACGTCCCCTGGGCCAAGATCACGCAGCTCCTAAACGAACACGCCAACGGCTGGCTCCCTGAACTTCAGAACTCTGAACAGGGCGGCTACGTGCACCTGGCACCCAACAACACTGGGTACATCAAGATCCAGTTTGTTCACAGTTCAGGTGACTACACCCCGTATTGGCCCTTTGCGATCACTGACAATCGAAACAACCCCATCCCCTTCGAAAAGATCAGTGCTCGCGATCTGGCTGATTCCCATCGCCGTGGAATTTGCTCTGCTGCCGCTGCTTTCTTTGCTCTGGGTTACGAGCTTTGGGCACGCGATGAAGTAGCAGCTTCTAATGCTGAGACAGTTGAGACTCAACCTGAGAATCATCTGCTTGCTACTTTCGCGCCAGAACCAAAGCCCGCTGCCAAGCGCATTAAGCCCGCACCTGAGGCAAAAGCACCCGCTCCTGCCGCACCTGAGGCAACAGTCAAAAAGGACCTCATTGATCGCTGCGTCGATCTGGTTCAAGCAAAACTGGATCGCATTGATCAAGTCGCTTGGATCGCTGACAAGGCAACCAAATGGGATCTCGACGGCCCTGGCAGTAAACTGGCTCAAATGTCAGTTGATCAATTGCAATCTTGCGTTGATGAATTGACACGCAAACCTGACCTGCAGAAGTAATGGCAACTCCCGCAGGAAACAAGATGCGGGTGCAAGTTCTCCTTGACCCTGAAGCGCTGGAACGTATGGAGCGCGAGGTTGCGCTTCGTTACAACTCAGACTCCAGGGTCACTGTTTCTTCTCTCGCAAACGAGATCATCAAGTCTCACTACGCAATCCTTCAACACCCAAATGAGTAATTCAACTGCGTTCAACGCCAAATTCCGCATTGTCGAGAATCGCAATCGCAAAAGCGACAAATCGCCTGAGCAGAACATCATCGTTGACTTCACTGCCAAGGAAGCCGTGCAGGCTGCCAACTACCTGATGACGATGGCCGAGGCTGCAGAGGTCAACAACAAGACCGTGCGCATCTACACCGGCAAGGACACCTTCACTGAAGAAGTTGGCTTCAGCCTCTGGGGCGGCCTCTGGGGCAACAAGGGATCCTTCAGCCCACTCAAGCCTGATAGCGTCAACGACCCCATCTTCTGATGACAATCGACGCCCTTTCGCCTGACGACGCACCGCAAACAGGCCCCGGTATTTCCTATTGCATTGCAAACCGCGCACGGATGTTTGACTTTGAATTACGCATTCCTGGCCAGCGCCCCCTCCGTGGTTGTATTCGTGCTGTTGATCAAAAGGATGCAGAACGTATCTTGTTCAATCGGCATCCACAGGCCAGCAGCATTGACATCGGCAAAGGGCGCTCGATTATTCCTTCAGCAAAGAAGACTTGATCCTTCCTGATGAAAACCAAAGCTTTCCGCCTGACCAATCTTCCCGGTCATCTTGCGCGTTTTTTGAACACCAAACCTGCAACAGAAGGTGCCACTGACGTCAGCGCCATGAACAACAGAATGCACCTACTGGATGCGCTCTACAACATGGACGGACGCAGCGACCCTTCACACGAATCTCATGGCCTGTACACCGGCCTCACAACTAAATACGTTCAGCGTTGACCTGTCCTTAATTTTTGAGAAACGGCGTTGAAGAACTTGCCAAGCTACCGTTCTGGCAGATGGGTGCCTGTCATGGCTGCTCCTAATGCTGACTTTCAGTTCACTGAAGGCCATGTCAGGATCCTTCTCTGGATGTGCGAAACGCATCAAGACTGGATTGATACCGCGACCGCTGAAATCATGCGCAATGGCGAGGTGCCATCAGAAAATTTGATGTACTGCCGTGAAGGTATCTCAGATCTCAAATGCTGGGGTTTGCGTCTCATGGAAGTGATCGAAGCAACACCAGATGATGAAGAAGACGAAGAATACGATGATGATGAGTCGGACGAGGACGACTATGAATTCCCGGAACTGGTCAATTTCGCAGCGGATCTTGAAAGACAGTGGAGCGGTAATCGAGGTCCTGGAAGACGGCGGAGAGGTCCTCTATCGAAGTTGCGCTCATGGCTGCTGTCAATACTCCAATGACCTGTGGCAGGCTGAGATTTATTGCGATCACTTGATTGCAAAGGCGATCCCAGATGTAACGCAAGCGATGAGCTAGGAGCTGAGTTCTGTTTGGCGTGTCAGATTGCTTGCCGCCTCCTTGGCTAGCCACTTAGCCATTGTGCGTTGCTGATGCGCCATCTGATTCAATAGGAGCGCCATCTTGTACAACGACTCCAGGTCCTTGTGCGCGTACCTTTCCTGAATCGCTTGCGCAGTTGAGATTTCCGAGAATTGCGTTTCAGCGCTGACCTCGATTGGATTCCAGTTCATAAGCAGCTTGTGCAGCCTCGACTGCCACATTCTCTACATCAAAGCAGGTCGCTAGGTAAAAGACCGTATTTGATTTCACAAACCAGGGACGCCAGTAACCCATCAGGTCGTAGCAAACCCATTCAGCCCCGTAGCCGTCGCGCATAAATTGACCTGGACTCACGATTTCTTTCCTCGTCTTTTTCAAAATCTTGCCTAGGATTTGCGCAACAGGGAGCGCGTCATGCACTCTTGGATCGACGAGACCAGTCTGATTCCAAAGAGAGAAACAAGGGCGCAATTCAGGTTAAAGATCTTTGAAGCTTTTAGTGGCAATTGTGCATACTGTGGTGAGCACGCAAAGTCGCTTGATCACGTTATCCCAAGACATCGTGGTGGGCAAACGATTGTAGAGAATCTCGTCCCAGCTTGCTTGCGCTGCAACGGATCTAAGAGTTCGACAGAGTGGACTCTCTGGTATAGACAGCAAGAATTTTACTCAATCGAGCGTGAAATTGAGATCTGGCAGTGGCTGTATCAGTTCAGGGATGAACTTTAGAAGCTGATACTTTACTGTCGTTGTTGTAATGACCGACCTTGGCGTAACTGACGTCCGGTTCTTCACTCATTTCAAAGAAGATTATCTGCCCAATTTTTAACCCGGGGTACAGGGGCAGTGAATGCATCTTGCGTGCATTTTGCAGTTCTAGTGTCAACCTGGACCCATGCCAACCAGGGTCGCACCAGCCTGCCAGCATGTGACTATAGCCAGCGCGTGCCCTGCTGCTCTTGAGCGCAAACTGACCACAGACGCTTTCCGGCAGATTGAACGTCTCGATCGTCTCCGCCAGGACGAACTCACCAGGGCGCAGCCAGTACGGGTCTTGTGCGCTGTATCCAGTCAGGTCAAGAAGCTCAAGATCCATGTCCATGGGCCGCTCAACCATCAAGTGATAGCCAAGCCTTACATCCAATGATGCAGGGTTCAGCAGCTCCTCCATAAAAGGAGTGACCATTGCATGGTTCTGGCACAGCTTGCGAATTTGCCAGTCACACAGGACAGACATCAGTAATCCCAACGGATACGAGGACGACCTTGACGCATGCCGAGGTGCACAAAGCCTTTCTTGGCCCCGTAACCAACGCTGCACGGCCAGGTCTGATCACAATACTCTTGCACTTTGTAGATGTCCACGTCCTTCACCCAGAAGTCCACAGCGCCAGTGTCAGGCTTGTTGTACAGGTGCTCTGAGTTGGCAGCACCACCAACAGCAGCATTGACAGCAGGGGGCCGATACCCGCTCGTGATCACAATCGCCTTGTTGCCAAACTTTGCACGCACCTTCTCAAGAAATACGCAAAGCTCAACAGCAGTGTCACATTGCGACTGATTCGCAAAACGACGCCTGTTGTCATAAAGCGCAAGCTCGCCGTACAAGATATTGGGTGTGATCTTGTAATCAAACGGCTTGTCAGGCGTAAACCCACCAGATGGCTTTGGCTTGTTCACAGGGTCCTGTTCATTCATCAGCTTGATCAATTTGTCCGAATAGGCAGGGTCTGTCGCATAACCCTCTTTGACCAGCCATCGAGCAGCGTCCTCACGTGTTGCGGCGTTATTGCAACCTTTGTACACGTTGTAATCCTTGTACCAACGCTCGACCAGATAGAACACGCAGGTCTCAAGGTCAGGGAAGTCCAGGAACGAATCAAGGATCGTGATCCACCTGCCGTTCACATATTCTTTCGTGTTACGACTGGTGCCTGTGCCCTTCAAGCCGAAGTAATTGTGCTCGCCTGATACATGCTTGCCAAAGCCAGACTCAAGCGCCCACTGCGCCGCAACAAGCTCAGGGAATTTCGCACCACCTTTCTTTGCCGCTGCAACAACGCCAACCCAGTTGTTATCAAAAACATCCTGCTTGCCAGCCTGCGTCCAGGTCTTAAACCACTCCTGATCCCTGTTCAACAAATCAGGGCATTCCTTTAACAACTCCGCTTCCAATTCAAAGATCGCCGCAGTTTGATGCGGTAACGCTTTGTAATATTTGAACAGATCAACTAGCTTCAGGCGGTTCTGGGTTTTCATCGTTCCAAAGGGAAGAGATTGACATTGGCCCACCTAAAAGACGACTGTCACCTGTCTGCTCTGGTGTGACGTCTTCATGGATCACGACAGGACGACGCTTTGATCGCTCATCCTCAAGATCAATGACCTTGTTGACACGATCAATCTCACGATCAAGCAATGGCGTCAACGTCGCGTGAAACTTGTGTTCCTGCGCAGCACGCTGTAAATCATGCCGCCAGTCACGGCTTTGATAACGCCACAGCCATGTCGTCTTGTCGTTCAGCGCTTTGGGAAGACAAGCTTCAGCACTTTGATCAGAAGCTGCACCCAAGAGTTTTCGCGGATTGGCAGCAGCGCAATGACTTCAGAGCCAGCAGCGACCAGGATCGCAACAGCAGCAACAGTGGTGGGGTCCATGACGGTTAGGTGTCTGCTACTAGCTTACTTTTGCATTTCGAGTTTGATAAGCCTGCCCTCGTGATCCATAACACGTCCTTCCAAATTGCTCACCTGCTTCTCAAATTTCAACTGATTGCTCAAGACGTCATCCAGCTTGGTAGGCACTGTATAGACAAGGTAGAAAATGCCAGTCGAGACGGCAACGGTTGCGGCAACACCAACGCCAGCAATGACGTCCTGCTTGACACCACGCCAGAAATTAGGTTCAGACATGGCTCGACCGCAAATACTTTCTGATCTTACCTACCCTGACCGCGTAATTTCTTGCGCCCTTTTCTTTCAGGCCTGGACTGCTTTCCTTGACCTTGAGAGGTAGTTTTTGGCGGGCCTGGCTGGTGCTCAATACGCGCTGCACCTACCTTGGATTTGACAGCCATTATTCTTCAGCAGGCTCTTCCTCTGCCTCCTCTGCAGGCTCTTCTGCCACCGGCTGCGGCGCGTAAGGATCCACCGGCCACACGGGGTAATCAGGCCCAGTGATGTAGGTGGCCAGCTCGTCGGTGTCCAAGCTGTCGCGGATGGCAGTCACCTTCACACTGGTAGCCAGCCGGATGTCCTCACGCCAGGTCTTCAGCACCGGGTCAGCGACCTTGCCGTTGTCGGCCTCGCGGATGATGATCCAGTCCGTAGGGGCCAGCAGCGTGTTCGCCGTGGTGCGTGTCTGCTGCGTCCACTGCTCGACCAGTTGCGTGTGGTCTTTGGGGATCAGCTTGCCTTCGGCGTCGTAGCCCCAGTAGAACCGCTGATCGTAGGGCTGAGGATCCGGCACCTCCGTAATGCCAATCGCCTTGCGCTCCTGCGGGCTGCTTAGTCTGAGCCAGTTGGCGGGGTACTGAATGCCAGCGTGCTTAAAGGGCACGTCCAGAGCCAGGGGTTTGCCGTCGAGAAGAAACACAGTGGTTCAGGCGTCTAGTAGTTGACACCGCTGGAAGGCTTCT